CAGGATGGCTACTCATGGTACAAGGGTGGACGCAACTTTTTCAGTGCGCAGCAGGTATCGCAAGGCTCATACACGACCAATCCCAATAAGCTAAAGAAACCTTCGATGCTGTCAAACCCGTTTTCCTCAGCAAACCCAGAACAAAACATGCCAATCGTAAGGACGACAGAAAGAGCCATGATCTGCTTCATTTTGCGTTGCAACCCTTTTGTTGATGGCTATGGGACAGGTAAATCAATTTTTGAAAGGTCTTTTTCGATGAAACCAAGATGCACAGCAACATCCATGACCTCAACTGCGATGCTGTTTCCAACGTCTTCTATCACATACGCCAGATAAAGGTTTGAAGCTATCAGGCCAGCCAACAACCAGTACAAGGGATTTTTCATTCTCTTTTCGTCCATAAACCTCGCCTCATGCCCGCAACAATGCCGGCATGAGATTCGAGACAGTTTCACCAATTGAGTTTGTCAAGCGCTGTCGGGATTTGTTCGACCAAAACTACGCCGAAGCAGCGCTCCCTGGGCATCAGTTTAACCTTGATGAGAGTGCTTATGTCCAGTATGAGAAGCAGACTCCCTCCTTTGCCATAGTGGCCTATGACGGCGAAGTCCTTGCCGGGTTTTGCTCTGTCTTTGTGAGTTTTCATCAGCACACATCCGAAGTGATGGCAACAAACGACGCCATCTTTGTGCTGCCGAAATATCGCTCGGGAGTTCTTGCCGGACAGCTTTTTGTGAAAGCTGAACGTGAAGCCAAAGAACGCGGCGCCGTGGCCTTCCAGTGGATTGTTCCTGTCCGGTCTCCTCTTTACAAGGCACTTCTCGTACGCACTCCAAAAGAATCTCGTCAGTGGTGCCAAGTCATGTTTCTCAGGAATTTCTAGCCATGAGTAAAGAACAATCGCAGACAGACGCAGAACTCGCACGACGTTATCTCAAAAAGCGTCGTGTGACCGGATCACAGAATAAGGAGGTCTAAATGGGCGGTTTTATCAGCAGTGTTTTTAACCCTATCAAAACGATCAGCAAGGTCTTTGGTCATGAGAGCAGCGCTGAGAAGCGTGCTGAAAAACAGCGTAAGCAGTACGAAGAACAGGCCAAGCGTGATGAGGCTAACCGTTCGCAGGCGCAGCGTAAGGAACACGGCACAGATGCAGACCTCTCAGATCTGCCCGGCATGGGTGACGTAGATGCGGGAGGCGGCATTGATACCGGGCTTACGGGGCTGGGAGGCGTCACTGATGATGAACTCAAGCTTCAAAAGCGCAAGCCTTTAGGAGGCTAATCATGGGGCAGTACATTGCGGGCGGCATTTTGGGAACGCTTACCAGTTTGCTCAATTTCGGCGTTCAGCAAAAGTCTTTGAAACAGCAGTCGGAACTTGCCGAAAAACAGTACCAGGCAAGTAAGACCGCTTATGAGCTTGAACAGCAGGAACGAGCCAAAGTCAACGGCAACCAGCCCGATCTCGAGGCTCTTCTGGATGCCAATACGGGTTCGACTCCGGCGCCGACAGACTTGACTGGAGGCCGAGTTAAGAGAAGCAAACTCTTCAATGCCGGCAGTACTTCTCTCGGGGTGACAGGCAATGTCGGTCAATCTTAAGCACCTCAGTCAAATTTTTGCCGGACTCAAGAAGGAGCGCAGCGGATGGGAAAACCTTTGGCGCGACATTCGCGACTACGAGGTGCCTGATCTTGGGTGCTTTGAGGGTGAGGCTCCGCATGACGGCGGCAAACGTTATCAGCGTCTCTATGATGCTGAGGCCGCGGAAGCTGCTGACATTATGGCGGCTGGTCTTTTGTCCGGCTTGAGTTCTCCGTCGCGGCCTTGGTTGCGTCTTACAACGATGGATCCGGATCTCGACGAATCCCCGGATGTGAAGCAGTGGTTGGCCGACATCCAACAGGCGATGCTGATGCAGTTTGCCAAGAGCGAAACATACAACAGTCTGCATCGCTCTTATCTCGAACTGACTGCTTTCGGCACGGCGTGCTCGATCATTCAGAGACATCCGGAAAATGTCATCGACATGCTCAATCTCACGGTGGGCGAGTATTGGCTTGCCTGCGACCCATACGGACGAGTGGATACGCTGTTTCGTCGCCTTTCAATGACGGTCAAACAGATGGTGCAGCGCTTCGGACTAGATGCCGTCAGCAATGACGTTCGCAAATGCCTGCGAGACAATCCGTTTGAGCGCAGAAACATCATTCACGCGATTGTGCCGCGCGTTGATCGCGACATTATGAAGGCGGACAAACTCAACAAGCCGTTTGCCTCCGTCTACTGGGAAGAAGGCCGAGAGAATGATCCAGCACTCGAAGAGTCCGGCTTTGATGAGTTTCCTGCGCTTTGTCCGCGTTGGCTGATTACCGGAAGTTCTGTCTACGGGCGAGGGCCGGGTGCAAAAGCATTGTCCGCTTCCAAGTCGCTGCAGCGGTTGCACAATCGCTTGGCAACGCTTACCGACTATCTTACGAATCCGCCTGTTCAATATCCGACCAAACATCGAGCTTTCCTGGATATGTATCGACCGGGCGGGCGAATTCCCGTGGATCCCAGTGACAACGAGGCCATTCGAACCGCTTGGGAAGTTCGCACGGATCCGGCTTTGATTGACGCACTGATTGAGCGACGCCGCCAGGAGATTCAGCGCTACTTCAAGGTGAACATTTTCCAAATGATTGCCGCTTCCCAAGACGGACAGCGAACGGCCACTGAAATCGAAGCGCTCAATCAGGAAAAAATCATGGTCATGGGGCCGATTCTTGAGCGACTGCACACCGAGCTTTTGGATCCGCTTGTAAGCAACGCATTTGCTCTGATGGTCAAGGCCAACAAAATTCCTCCGGCTCCCGAGTCCATGTACGGCAAGGAGTTGAGCATTGAGTACATCTCGGTTTTGGCCGAGCAGCAGAAGGCTTCTTCCGTGAGCGGCATTCTCAACACAGTGCAGCAGATCGGATTGATTGCGCAACTGCGACCGGAAGTGCTCGACAAACTGGATGCAGACAAGGCGGTTGATCTTTTGGCCGACATGAACAACGTTCCGCCGTCCATGATTGTCGCAGGACAACAGGTGGCGCTTATCCGCAATCAGCGTCAGCAGGAACAACAAGCTATGCAACAGCAGGCCATGGCCGCACAGAGCGCTTCGGCACTGCGCGATCTCGGGCAGGCTGCGGATTCTCAGGCTCTGCAACAGTCCGCTGTTGATAACGGCCAGGAGATCGTATGACAACCGTCCATAAACCTCAAGACTTCGATGCGACACTGCCTGCAGATCCAGGCATTTTTGCCGAGCTGCAAGCCAAGGAAGAGCTCAAACGGCAACGAGAGCTTGAAGAAAAGCGTTTGGACAACGCTTTGGCTTCGGTTCTCGATACCGACTCCGGCAGGAAAGTTTTGAATTGGATATTGGGTCTCACAGGCATTGACGATTCGTGCACGAGCACGGATGCCATGCAGATGATGGCTCTTTCGGCAAGACGCGATGTGGGTCTTCAAATCAAAGACAGGCTGAGGGCCGCAGGGCTCGTCTGCAATCTGGAGGAAGAACAGTAAATGAGTGAAGTAGACGCTGGAGTCAACATGCCGGATATGGATCCGGCAACGCCTCCCGCCGACGGAAGTCCTACGGCAACAGAGCCGACATCAACTGAACCGGCGGGCAATCCATCTGCCAATGATCAGCACGGCGGAATGAATGATTCGTCTGCGGCAGGACAAAACAATGATCCGATTCCGCCGCAGGAGCCGAAGCCCAATGAATGGCTCGGAGCTCCAGAAAAGGGTTACACCGCCGACGGGTTTGATCTGCCGGAAGGCTATGAGGTTGATGACACGACGGCCGAAGGACTTGCCGGAGTTTGCAAGGACTTAGGCCTAAGCCAGAAGGCGTTTGCAACGATTGTCAACCGCATGACTCCGGTGCTTGAGCAGGCTCAGCGCGAACAGCTGGCAACGATCAAGCAGAACAACCTCAAAGCGTTTGCCGCGGACAAGGAGTTGGGCGGCTCTCGAGCCAAGGCGACGATTGCGCAAGCAAAGGTAGCTTATGAAAAGTACTGCCCTGAGGACTGCCGTCAGATCCTTAATCAGTTGGGGCTCGATGCGCACCCGGGGATGATCAAGATGTTCTACCGGCTCTCGCAGATGCTTTCCGACGATATGACGCCGCGCTCGTCCGGCAGTGTGCAAAACGGCTACGACCTGGCGAAGTTTTTCAACAACTCCAAGATGAATTAACAGCAGAGGAAAAATATGGCAGAAGCACAGTATCCTACCCTCGTTGACGTGGCTTCCCGTATGGATGCCAACGGCGACATCGCCCCGATTGCCGAAGTTCTGTCGAAGAACAACGCAATCCTGCGTCACATTGGCTGGCAGGAATGCAACATGACCGAAGGCCACAAGCATTCGCTGCGCACGGGTATTCCTGAACCGACATGGCGTGGCCTTTATGAAGGCGTTCAGCCCACGAAGAGCACCACGGCAAGCGTGGTTGACGTGACCTCCAACGTCGAAATGTATACCGATGTTGACTGCGATTTGGCAGACATCAATGGCAACACCTACCAGTTCCGCATGTCCGAACAGACAGCGAGCTTCCAGGGTATGGCCAATTCGGTTGCGACGGCGCTGTATTACGGCGACAACGACAAGGACATCCGTAAGTTCACAGGGTTGGCCACGCGCTACAACACCCTGAGCAAGAAGGTTCCGTGCGCAAAGAACTGCATCAGCGCAATTGACTCTTCTTATGTTGAAACGCCAGATGGTTACACGTCCATCTTCATTGTGAACAAGGATCAGTTCATCGGCCTGTATCCGAAGGGTTCCAAGTACGGCCTGAGCCACACCGACAAGGGGCAGGTCACGGTTACTGCACCTGACGGCAAGGGAAACATGGAAGCATACCGCGACCACTACAAGTGGCAGCCGGGTGCGGCTCTCATGGACTGGCGTGGTTGCGTGCGTGTCTGCAACATTCCTGTGAAGGACGGTCAGATCGATCTGACAAGCGACTCTTTGGTCAAGACGCTCATCGTGGCCAAGAACCGCATTCCGTCGAGCTTGCGCAAGAACCTCGTGATGTTTATGCCCACCGAAGTTTTCACGGCTCTTGAAATTGCGGCCTACGAAAAGAGCACCAACGCTCTGAAGATTGTCGAAGCGGCAGAGCAGTTCAAGACTCACTTCTTCCAGATCCCGATGGAAGCCGACGATGCCATCAGCCTGAACGAAACCAAGGTTTCCTAAGGAGGAACAAAACAATGCGAGTTGATTATCTTTCGATGTTTTCCAAGTCTCAGGTTCTTAGCGCCGCGTCTGCCGATTCGGATGTTCTGGATATCCAGAAGGCAGGCATCTCTGAAGGCGTGGGCTATATCTTCGTGCGAAACGAAACGGCGGTAACGGGGCTGGCAACCGTCAGTCTCCAGGGTTCTGACGACAATGGTGAAGACGATGATTACGCCGACATCGTGACCTTCCCCGTGACGGATCTCACGATTGGCGGCGGTGTCAACATCCCTGTCCCGCAGGGCCTGCCGCGTTACTTGAAACTTGTCTACAAGGCCGCGGCGAGTTCGATGCTTTCTGGAACGGTGTCTGCCGGCTTTACGTTGCAGGTCGATTCGCCGCGCGGCAAGCGTATCGGTGACTACGAAGCCAATCCGAACTTCGCCGTTTAAGGAGGTGATCCTTCATCTCACCGCAGAGTGCAGGCTTTGCGGTGCCCTACGGGAATCCTTGACGGGGTTCCCGTTTCTTTATGGAGAAAATGAATGTCCACTGCTGTAGACATTTGCAACATGGCTTTGGCTTATCTTGGCGACAGGGCGACGGTCACATCAATTGATCCGCCTGAAGGCTCCCCCCAAGCTGATCATTGTGCGCGTTTTTACCCGATTGCTCTGGGGCAGATTCTGCGTGCCGGAAGTTGGTCGTTTGCGACGGTGAGAAAGCCGCTTTCGCGTGTTACGGATGTGCCTAAGGGAGCGAATTTTGCTTATGCCTATCCGTCTGACTGCATTGAACTGCTCTCTGTTCATGATGAAGGCGGCAGTCATATTCGCGAATATTCCGTGAGGCGATCCGGCGATGCTCTCGTGCTTCTGACGAGGGTTCCCGTTGGTTGGGTTGTGTACAGCACTTCTGAAACGCCAGCAGAGGTGTTGCCATCAGATTTTGCCGATGCTCTGGCGCACCTTCTGGCCTCCAAACTTGCCGGTGCCATGCTTACAGGAGCGAGCGGTGCTCAGATGGCTGAGGAACACCTAAAGATTTACCTCACACTTTTGAAAGACGTTATGCAGCGCGACGCCAAACAGTTCGATCAGGTTTCACGTTATCACAGTCCTTTGGTTGGCGATATGCGTCTTCCAGCCGAACCGGAGGTTCACTATGGCATTGACTAAGACAATACAGCTCTCCTACGCCGGCGGTGAAATCAGTCCTGACATGTACGGACGCAAGGACGACACGCGCTACCAAAACGGCCTTGCCAAGTGCATGAATTTTATCTGTCTGCCTCAGGGGCCGATCCGTAACAGACCTGGCTTTGAGTTTGTGAACGAGTGCGGTATTGAAGATAAACCTGTGCGCTTGATTCCGTTCACCTACTCTGCCGGTCAGACCATGATTGTGGAACTGGGCGATAAGTACGCGAAGTTTCACAGCTACGGCGCCACGCTCGTAAATGACGACGGCACACATTACAAAATCGAAACACCTTGGGCTGCAGAGGATATATTTGACCTCGTTTTTGTCCAGTCCGGCGATATCGTGACTTTCGTAAGCGACAAGTACCCGCCAACCGAACTCCGTCGCTATGGTGCGCGTGACTGGAGAATCCAGACGGTTCAGATCAATACAAAACTTGCAACGCCTACAAACGTCAAAGCGGAGCGAGTGACTCAGGCTTCGGATGACCCGAACAAAGACAAGTACACAATGAAGTACCGTGTCTCGTGTCTGAACGAGGACAAGACTGAAGAGAGCGAAGCAAGTGACATTGTCGAAGTTGTGGCAAACCTCTACAGCTACGGTACAACCGTCAAGATTTCATGTGATGAAATGCCGGGAGCGGCCTTCTATCGTTTCTATAAAAACCAAGGCGGTTTGTACGGTTACATCGGCGATTCTGAAACACCGGAAATCATTGATGACAATATCACGCCAAAAACGGATGTCACCATTCGTCGGTTCGACGATGTTTTTATTGCAGCCGGAGGCATCAAATCCGTAAACGTTATATATGGAGGCAGTGACTATGCAACAGCTGGTGAGATCGTCAAAGTCTCCTCAAAAGGGACAAATGCTGACTCTAGCTCAGAAATATCACTTCCCATTACTATTGTTCCTCCGATCGTATCAACAACTTGCTATGTCACAGGCAGTGGGAGTGGTGCTTCTGTGGAAGGGATTATTCACCTCAACGGGGTGATTCCGGAATTGGTCGGTTTTGAGGTAAAGGCACCAGGGGAAGGCTACACGGTCGGAGATACTTTTGTCGTTTTGAAAAACTCTTCAGGTGAAGATGTTTACAAATTTCCATGCGATGTCGTCGGAAGACCTAAAATCACGATAACGGATCCATCCGGAAGTGGAGCTGAACTCGAAGCCATGGTTAACGATGGAGTTATCACAGGTGTAAGAATTCTGAGTCATGGTCAGGGATACACTGAACCTGTTTTGACTGTTCAATCCAATGCGGGAGGCAGCGGAGCTATTTTGAAAGCTACGACGGTGTCTGACGGAGACTATCCAAGAGCAGTCGGCTACTTTGAACAGCGACGTATTTTTGCGGGACTTACAACGGATCCGCAGCGGGTGCTTATGACAAAAAGCGGCACTGAATCGGACATGAGCTACAGCCTGCCCTACCGTGACGATGACCGGATCAGTTTTCAGATTGCAAGCCGTGAATTCAACGCCATTCAACATGTCGTGAGCCTGTCGAATCTTTTGCTTCTGACGGTCGGAATGAGTTTCCGGATTAGCCCGCAGGACGGATCTGTCATTACTCCGGACTCAATTACAGCGAAGCCACAGAGCAACGAAGGTGCCTCTCGTGTGATGCCGCAGATCATCAATAACTCCGCAATCTACTGTGCTGCACGCGGCGGGCATGTTCGAGAGATTGCATACCAGTATGCCGCGGGAGGATATGTTTCTAACGATTTATGCCTGCGAGCAACGCATCTGTTTGACTTCAAAACGATTAAGGACTCTGCCTTATCGCGTGCCCCGATTCCAATTGTCTGGTTTGTGAGCTCAGATGGAAGCCTTCTGGCACAAACTTATATTCCTGAGCAGGAAGTCAACGCATGGTCGCAGCTTGTCACAGACGGAGTATTCGAATCCGTTGCTTCTGTCGAAGAAGGTGACGAAGATCATTTGTACGTTGTCGTGCGCCGCGAAGTCAACGGTCAGACACGTCGATACGTCGAGCGCATGGCGTCACAGGCCGCGCCTGAAATTCAGAACTCTTTCTTTGTAGACAGCGGCGCGGTTTACGAAGGCGATCCCGCAACGATGATCTCGGGGCTTGATTGGCTTGAAGGTAAGACTGTGTCGATTCTTGCTGACGGAGCTGTGATGCCACACCAGATTGTGACTGACGGCAAGGTTGTTCTTGATCATCCGGCAAGCAAGGTAGTTGTAGGCTTGCCGTATATGTCTGATGCCCAAACGCTACCGGTACTGATGCAGGATACATCGCTGGGAAGCGGCCGCATGAAGAATGTCACTCAAATATACCTGCGCGTGTACAAATCTTCGGGCATCTTTGCCGGTCCGTCGTTCGAAGAGCGCGATCTTGCAGAATACAAGCAGCGCACCACGGAATCGCCTGGCAGCCCCCCTGCGCTCTACACAGGAGAACTCGAACTGCGTCTTTTCCCTGCTTGGCAGGATTCGGGAACAATCTGCGTGCGACAAAGAGATCCGTTGCCGCTGACTATTCAGAGTGCTGTTTTGACTGTGAGCACTTGATTTGTCCATAAACAATCGGCTCTGCGGGATACCCTCTTTTAGAAGATTTAAAAGGTGGTTCCGCAGATGCCAAGCAATCAGTTTTTCTATCCATCAAGCTACGCGCAGACGCAAGGCCAAGCAACCGGTACAGGCAGCACTTCCGAAGCAATTGATGCCAATGCCAACGCAATGGGCATGATTCCGGGAGGTTTCGGAACGGGTTTCAAAGTCGGGTATACGGCAGGCAATATTCTCACGGGACCTTTCTTGTCGTACAGAGCGGCAAAACAGGAAAAGCGGTCTCTGCAAATGCAGGCCGATATTGCAAATCTGCAGTCTGCAAGCTACCACACTGCCGCAGACGATGCTAAACGAGCAGGACTCAATCAAGCCGCAGCCATTGGGTATCAAGCCGGACAGGCAAAGTCATCAGCCAAAGTAAAGCAGGCCGCATCCGGCGTTCGTGTAGGGGGCTCGGGATCCTCCGCAGAGGTTCTCACCTCCATTGATATTTCCAAAGAAATGCAGATTAATCAGGTGATCGCAAACTCCGTGGCGCAGTCATGGGGTTATCGCCGCACTGCTGTGGACTATTCAAACAAGGCTCTTTCTTATGAGTGTGCGGCCAACGGTATCTCTCCTTGGGCCGCAGCTATTACGACTCTTGTTGGTTCACTCACCTCTGTGGCCAGTCCTTCGAAAGAGGATCAGGCAAACGGCACTGCCGACTGGCAGGACTTTGCTTCGTTCGGCAAGGGAATCGGTTCGTTCTTTAGCAGCGGATCCGGAAACTCTCTCGGAAGCATGGGGGACTACAGCAGTTTTTCAACCGCATTTTCCAATTCGGGGTTCTAAATGGCAGGAATAACCGTCCCCAATCCTTACGGACAGAACGTTGCAATTGGTCCCACGAACGGCCTCGGCGGGCTCCATGAAGCACCGGAAACGAAATACGGACTTGACAAAGTTGTTGGCGGAGCAGCCAAGGAAGTGGCCGGCGCCGTTTCTCGCTGGCAGGATGAAATCGATCGCACCAATGCCAAAGATGCGATCAACAAAACTCAGCAGCAACTCCGAGATCTTGAAACCAATCAGGAAAACGGATGGGCAAACATCCTCGGTGAAAATGCGCTCAAGCGCCCGGACGGCAAGAGCCTGGTTGATGAATATCAGCTCAAGGCCAAAGAGGTCATCGATACACAACTCTCCGAGCTGAAGACTTCGGCGGCGCGCAAGTATTTCGAGCGGTACGCCGAGACGGCATATCAGCAAAACGGCAACCGCCTGCAGACGCACCTGATCAATCAGCAGAAGATCTACGACAAGGCGGTTTCTGCGGCAACGATCAAAACGGCTCAGGACGATATTCGATCTGGTGACCTGGCACGAATGCGCTCAGGATTTGCAGTTCTGGAGGCTGAATATCAAAACCTGGCCAACAAAACAGGACTGCCCGTAGATCGTTACGAGACGGTTGGGGCGATGCACGCCATTGCCATCGAGAACTTTATTGACGGCAAGAACCCGGATGCGGCAGCCGCTTGGCTCGATGCCAACAAAGGCTCCATGAGCCGGGAGCAAATTCGCAAGTCCAAGGAGTTGATCAAGGAAGGCAGGACGGTCGCAGCAGTTGATTCAGAGACTCAGAGAATCCTTAGCAATCCGTCACTTACTGATGCTCAGGCATACAAAACAGCGTCTGATATCAAAGACCGCGAAGTTAGAGAAAAAGTCGTGCTCAAGATTGGGCAAGAGCTAACTCGGCGGCAAGAATTGCGGCGTCTTGAGGTGGAGGAGCTAAAAGATCAGGCAATGCAGATTACCTTGACGGGTGAGGAATTGCCCGCCTCTCTTCTGAATGATCTGAGAGAGCGGGATGTAGATGTTTACGAAAAAGTCCTTTCAGATAACTTCGAGGTACGCATGAGCGGCATGTCCTCGGCAGATATTGCTAGAGCAGCCAAAACAGGCGGAGCTCCACGTTTACAAAAGTCTGCTCAAGCTATCGTAAAGAAACGTTCCGCAGATCCCGTCGGTGTTGCCGTCGACTACGGTTTGTACGGATTTGAGGCTTTGAATATTTCTTCACCCGAGGCCATGCTGACACAGCTACAGAACCGTGCTGACAACATACAGAATTTATCGAACTGGTACGGAACAGAACCGGCGATGTTTTCAAAGGCAGAAAAGGAAGCCTTGAACAACACTCTGGATGAGATGTCCCCCTTGGATCGCAATAAGTTCCTTCAAAAGATGACTTCCGGATTGCCAGCACAAGCGCAATACGTTATGGCAAAGCAACTCGGCGGGACAACCTCTCAGGCTATTTTGCTTCAGGCTGACGCTTTTACGTCAGGAGTGGCATCAACTTACTTGCGCGGCAAGCAGGCGCTTGGTGAAAAACAGGTAGCGGTATCGTGGATCGAATCGAATGCAACGCTTGGAACCAAGAATCAATGGGATCGGCTCAACGGTCTTTATGACGATCCGCAGGTACGTGAGCATGTGATGGATGCTGTTGAAGGCGTAGCGGCTGGGTACATTATTGAAGGTTCTGCCACGATGAGCACTGCCTTTGAAAAGGCATTTAAGGCCGTAATTGGTGATATTGAAGAGTACAACGGGAGAAAAGTGGCATTACGCAATGGCGTCACTCTCTATGACGTGAGACGAACGGTTGTCGCCTATCGAAATAGGCTCAGAAACGAAGACAAGGAATTCGCCAAACTGCCCAATGGACAAACAATGAGCGGCAAGCAGTTCGGAACATTCTTGATGAACGCTCAGCTTATGCCTGCTCCGGAAGGTGACAACAGTTTCTATGTTGTGGCAGGTGACTCTTACCTCTACGACACGAAAAATCAGCCGATTGTGATCACCGTGGAGACCGCACGATGAGTTCTTTTCTGAATGCTTATGCATCCAAAGCTCTCCCTTTGCAGGCAGAAACTTGCTCCATGGTTTCTGGACAGACTTCGCAAGAGCTTGAACGTCCATACCCAGGAGTTGAGACACAGGCTGATGATTCTTGGTACGACGGCATGGGAGATGCGCTTTTCGGAGGCGTCGCCGGGGCGTACTATGAAACAATGAGTACGGCTCAGACATTGCTTGGGAATGCCGCAGGCAAGGTTGATAAGGATTGGGAAGCCCAACTCGATGAATGGGCAAAAGAAAACCGAAAGATTGCGCAACAGCAGTATGCGCCCGATCCTGAATTGAGTACGACAGCGGCGCAGATCGTTTACGGTGCGTCCAAGGAGCTTTCAAAGATTGGCCTGGCTGCGGCAGCGGCTTTACCGCTGACAGCACTCGGGGCTCCTGGCGCGGCTGTTGGCGGCGTCACCGCTGTAGGTTATGCCCTTAACTCCGGCATTCAGTCTTTCAATGAGCAACTGGATCAGGGCATTGATCCGGAAACGGCGGAAAAAGTAGCCACGGTCGGAGGTATCGCGGGCGGCCTCGGGGTCATTATTCCTGGCGGGTTTGGTTTGCGCACGCTCGGAAACGCAGCAGTCGGAGCCGGCGTAAACATGGGCTTCGGCATCGCCGAGCGCGCCACGATCCACAAGATTCTTGAGAACGCCGACTATTCCCAAGCGGCAGAACAATATGATCCTGCAGACCCGACCTCTCTTGCGATTGAAGGTATTTTGGGTGGTGTTGTCGGGGCTGTTTCTGCGCGCCGAGGTTCCGTTACCGTAACCAAAGAAACGGAAGACGCAGCTCGCGTTCGTGAGCAGACTCTAGCCAACCGCGCGAATCTTCCTGTCGATACAAACAATCAGGCGAAAACGTCTGACGCATACCGTGCTCAACAGAGAACCGAAGAGCAGATGAATGCCGGCGAACCTGTATCGGTTGCTCCTGCAGCGGTAGATCAGACGCGCATTGATCAAATCAAGCGTGAATCGGCAAAGCGCCTACAGGAGTCGATGGCGAAGGATGGCATCATCAAGCAGAACCGTGATCGATCTTCTGCGGCATCCATCACGCAAATGAATTCCATTGCGGCGAATCCGGACTACATGCGTCTTGGTTTTTCGCGCGATTTCACGTCCGGAGCGCCTGTTGTTGCATACGCCGGAGAGGTTCCGGAGGTTCAACGCGGCCGAACCGATTTGGTGGTTGACGCTGATGGCAATCGCTACCCGGTTCAGTATGCCGTTGTGGAAGCCGAAGATATTCTTACCTCGAACAATATCGACGGAAGCATCAATCCAACCTACGGCGTCGGAGCACAAATGGAGGCTATGGCGGGCAATGGCCGCGCTGTTGGCCTCAAAATGGCATACGAACGGGGGAATGCTGACAACTATCGATCCGAGCTGCTGGCTGACACCTCGCACGAAGTTCCTGTTGATGTCATCAATGGGATGCGAAACCCTGTTCTGGTTCGCATCATGCGGGACGAGGATGTCAAGGCGAACATGGGCGACATTACGAATCGCTCTGCAACGCAGCAGTTGTCTGTCGCCGAGCAGGCGATGACGGATGCCGCTCGTATTGACCTATCTCGGTTGAGCTTTACCGATACTGGGGCAATTTCTCCTGATTCTGTGCGTGAGTTTGTGGCTCTTCTTCCCGCAGAGGAACGAGCTGCACTGATTGACTCACATGGCGTTCCGAACGATGACGCGGTTCGTCGATTGAAAAACGCAATCTTTCAAAGTACGTACAAAACCACGACGCTGACGGATTTAATCAATACGACGGACAAAGAGCAGAAGGCTGGCATTGCGAACGTTTTGACCGCCTTTCAGCAAGCCGCTCCGAGACTTCTGAAACTCGAAGGTGCAGGAGAACTCGACTTCCGCCCTGCTATTGCTGAGATTCTTGGAGAATTGGCCGAGTCTCGCAGACGAGGAAAAGGATTGTCGCTCGATGAGCTTTCTCGACAGCCTGGCTTAGAGGGATTGAATCGGTCGCCGGAGGTCGAAGCTTTGCTCCAGTGGCTGACGCAGATCGAGGGACAAAAAGGCGCACGACGCGCAATCAGTGACACGCTCGGCGAGCTGGCGGATTTCGTTCGCACAAATCTGGATAACCAGGCGATGGGCGGCGATATGTTTGGCGATGTCCCGCCGATTCAACGTGTTGATGTCGCTCGTGAATTTTCCAGAAAAACGGGCGTGGAAATTGACGAAGCGAAGTTCATTGAGGTTCGAGACCTCAACGATGCCGTTCGGAAAGAACGCATGGTTAATTCTGATGCGGACGTCCAGGTAGCGCTACGAGCAATGGCAGAACCTCCGATTGCTTCTGCACCAGATTTCGAACTTATTACGGTTGCCAAAGACTCTGATGGGACAGAGCATCGTGTCTGGGGTGTTTCTGGCAATCCTGATCTGATGCAACTTCCGGATGGTATTGATGGGGTTAAGCCCCTTCCGGTGAGACTTCAGGAAGGAACAAGAGCAGGAGACCATCTCAGAAAGCACGAGAAGCAGCTCTTGAAAGGTGCTGGCTACTCTTCTGCGGAAGAAGCGATTTGGGATGTAGCACAAAACTACAGATGGATTACGCGAGGCACAAAAGAGAACGCGCTCAGAATCCAGAGACAGTTGGCAGTTGAAGAGAACGGAACAATCCGAAGGGCAGTCCTGCAAGTCGAATTACAGGAAGAAGCAGGAATTTATCGAGTTGGCTCGGTGTTTTTCTCAACGAAGCCGTTTAATGAAACAGCGGTTCTGTTTGATCGGCAGGCTCCCGATCGTGGCCCTCTCTCGCCGGTGCGACCGACCTCAGAGCTGGCGTCCACCCGCGCCTTGACTCGGAAACAGACTTCCTCTGCTGAGGAAAGTATCGGTCAAAAAATCGCGGATGTCAATGATGTCAAACGTGCTGCCGAGACTGCTCGGCAGGTAACGGAAACACAGATCAATCGCCAGCTTATCGATCAGGTCCGCACGGCTGAAGATAGCCGCCTTCAACAGGAAGCCATGTTTGCGCTTGAGCAAAACCCGAACATGAGAATTCAGCTTGACGAAGGCGACAGCTCGGTTTCTGCGGCTGAATTCATCAAACGGTCGGATGACGAAGCGCAGGAATTGGAGAACATTGCAAATCAGGGCGTGCCGACAGCTGTGGTGTGCGCGTTCATGAATGGAGGCTTGGATGGCAAGTAATGCGGCAAACCGCATGCAGATGCGAAAGGAATGCGTTGAACGTATCCAATTATCGGTTGGCACCGAATTAAGCGATACTCAGGCGGCAGAAATTCTTTCCGGTTTGAGAAGCGCAATGGAGGCCGAACGCGACGCAAACCCGCAGGCGTGGTTGGCCATGGGTAAACAGGAACGAGCTGAAGCAGCAATGAAGCGCTATCAGTCCGATCTGTTGGCGCGTGCAGACAAGATGCGACAGCGCGCACGGCTGACTGTTATCGCTCAGGATAGGATCAATCGCCGGGCACAGTTTCACAGAAGCCGCGGATACGAAGGGCTGGCCGTGACGCAAGCTTGCCTTGAGGATGTGAATCGCGATGTCTTCGCACTGCAGAATCAGTACCTGACGGACTTCTGCCAGAAGATTGACGGAAAGATTCCTGGTTCAGGATTCTTGCATCTTTTCGAGGATGCTGATTTTGCCAATGCCGTCATCCGTGAAATCTATGGCGAAAACACGGGCAGCAAACTGGCAAAGAATGCGGCTCAAGCGTACATGGATGTGACCGAGGCACAACGTCTGCGCTTTAATTCAGCGGGCGGAAACCTTGGGAAGCTTGAGCATTATTTCCCGCAGAACCATAGCGTGAGAAAGATGGCGCACGCGGCGGAGATCATTGCCGGCCAGGGGCGTCTGCGGCAAGTCGCCAATATGGTCGTCAACACTTTGGGTAAACGAGTGAACCGGTATGAGGCCAATAAAAACGCGTGGGTTGAATTTGTCTTCCCTCTCGTGGATCGCAACCGTTACCTCGACCTGAATGGCGACCGCATGGGCGATGCCGATATGCGTGACATGCTTCACCGGATGTACGACACGATCATTACCGATGGAGACAATGATTTTGAGTCCTCTCTTGTGGCTGGGCAAAAGGCTCGCACAGGAAGCGGTACGCGTGCAGACCGAGGCAATCGCCACCGAGCACTGCATTTCAAGGATGCAGACTCCTTTTTCGCCTACCGGCAGATGTTTGGACAAGGCAGCGTGATTGACACGGCCATGTCGTCGATTCGCCGCACTGCGAAAGATATTGCGATTCTGGAAGGGCTTGGTCCTGATCCTAACGCGATGGTGCGCGGCATGGAGCGTGTCGGAGTCGATGAGATAAACCAAGGTAACAAGAAGCAGGGCTATCTCCCAACCAAGGTTTCGGTTTCGCTTGTTCGTGCATCATGGGCGACGCTCAACGGCGACGCCAATACGATTCGTCCCGGGCGAGAAATTTTTGCAGACGTGATGCAAGGCGCTCGCAATCTCGAAGTAGTCGGCAAGCTTCAGAGCACGCTTCTGTCGTCTGTCTCGGACGTTGCGACATACTTCATCAGCGCTCGCATGTACAAAGTGCCATTTCTACGATCAACGGCCGCTCTTGTTCGTGGCCTAGGAAAGGAGAACAAAGCGTTGATGTTGCGCGCCGGCGTCTTGGCCGATACCCTTTCTCAGGGCTTGACTCGCATGGGTGAAGGGCTTGTCGGGCAAGGCTGGACCGGCAGATTGGCCAACGCCACAATGAAGGTCTCGTTGCTTGATGCGTGGACTCAGTTGGTGCGTCGCGCATCAATGCAGAACATGATGGGGCTTCTGGGGGAATTGGTGCAGCATCCTTGGGACTCACTTGAGCCTTTCGTGAAGATGGCCTTGCAACGCGCCGGTGTTGATGCCGACACGTGGGACTTGTGGGCAATGGCTCGCCAGACGGAGGTCGGCGGCGCCAAGTTCCTGACGACTCAGGACGTTTTGGAAATCCCGCTTGGCAATTTCCGCCTTCGCAACGGTAACGCACTTAGCCAGCGCGACCTAAACGAAGCCGCCAAGAAAATGATCGTTTTCCTCACGGACGAAAGCGGCGTCGCTTCTCTGAATCCGGACTTGTTCACTCGAGGCGCGGCCAATGCTGGCTTGGCAAGGGGCGATGTTTACGGTGAAGTTCTGCGCAGTGTGATGCTGTTCAAATCTTACCCGCTTGGTTTCATGCGCCGACATTTGGAGAGAATGTTTGACTTGGCACGTACGAATGGTGGAGTTTCGGCAACCAAGTATGTTGCGACGATATTCGTTGCCACGACGCTCATGGGGGCAATCTCCGTGCAACTCAAGGAGCTTGCTGCTGGTCGTGATCTCCAAGACATGGACTTGACCAACGGAGATTTCTGGTTGCAGGCAATGTCCATCGGTGGCGGCGCTGGCTTCTTGACCGACATCATCGTTTCCGGACTGGATGGACAGAACTCCTACGGGTCTCTCAACGCTCTTCGGGCTCTGGGCCCCGTATTCAATACGGTTCTCGATACGTCTGACGTGGTTAAGACAGCAATCAACGAGGCGACCGATTCTCGAGCCGGCGGTTTGTACGATAGAGAAACGAAGGTCGGTGCCAAAGCGTTGCGACTTGCCCGAGGACACATGCCTTTCGTCAATCTTTGGTACACAAAGGGGGTTCTTGACCGCGCTATCTATAACGATCTGATGGAAGCAGCCTCGCCTGGGTATATCGCCCGCGTGCAGAGTTACGCTCTACGCAACAAGGGCAGCGAGTATTGGTGGGAAATGGATAGCCTCAAACCTCGACGAGCTCCAAGAGTGGCGGAGGCTCCGAACTAGAAATCTGTGGAGACAATTTGACTAGCGGCCAAAACAAGGTACGGGAATCTCAGCAAGTCTGTTATTCCCTGCCTTATGCCGTCGGGGTGAGTTACTACGGCAATTACAGCCATCGCGGCAATAAAAGCAATCATCCCCCAACGCTCTTTCCAATTTTTGAAATGTCCAAAGAGTCCAAAGATATTCAGGAGGGAGAATCCCCAGAACAACCCGCCGGCAAGAACAAAGAACATGGGCTTTATTCCAAATAACAATTTGCTGTTTTATTCGGAGTCTAGCCATAAAAATCCCCCTCGTGAGCGCATCCCCACAACAGACAATTGCCCTCAGCTTTTTGGAGCTTTTTTTTCCGTCCATAAACCTCTGCACCTCGATGCGAGACTTCGTTTCAATATGAACGGAGTCTCGCATGGCACTTTCCTCTGAAACCAGACGCTCACCGAGATACATCGGAACGGGTTCGGAAACAATTTTCCCATTTGCTTTTAAGCTTCTCAAGCCGACGGACTTAGAGGTTCGCGTTGCACTAAGCGGGCAAGTTGAAACAACGCTTGAAGAAAGTGCTTATACCGTCGTTCTCAACGAAAGTCAGGACAACAACCCAGGCGGAACTGTCACGCTTAAAGCTCCGCTTGCCAAAGATGCGGCACTTGTGATTATTTCGGATACGCCGTATCTGCAGCCGACAACCTACACGAACCGTGGCGGTTTTTATCCGGAGCAACTCAATACAAACCTCGATCGGTTGACGATCCTCACGCAGCAGCTCAAGGAGCATCTTGATCGTACGATCACGGTACCGCCTACTTCACCAACCTCCCCTCAGGAGCTTTTCTATCAGCTCCTTAACGCTGCAAAAGAGGCGCTGGAATCCGCTCAGTCGGCAGAAGAAGCCCTCGCAGCCTGCGAGAAAATCCGGCAGCTAATCGAGCAGTATTCGTGGGACATCCCGCACATCGTCGATTCTTTACGTGACGTGGAGAACTACCCGTATGACGGGCTTTTCGCCGTAGGCGGGTACGGTGATCCCGGACGCAAAGGCCAGAACATCTCCAACCGATACGTTAAGGCGGAGGGCAGCACTGAGTTGCGGACGCTTGGGGAGCGCTTCGCGGATGTGATCAACGTTCGCGATTTTGGTGCTAAGGGAGACGGGGTAACGGATGACACCGAGGCGATTCAGGCGGCGTTTGATTATGCGGTGTCGAAACCTGAGTGCACCGTGGTGTTTCCTGCCGGGACGTATCCGTGCGATGGGCAGGTGGAAGTTATTGGTACTGGCGTTCTGGATGTTAGAGCAAGCGGAGCGGAAATCTATTCCCGAAAAACAACATACAACACGACGCAGGAAACCGAATTCGCGTTGAGATTTTCCGGCGTGGAAAAAACAAGTTCAGCGGTCACCTATGAAGGAGAGCTTAATGTCGATGGGATGGTTGTCGACAACATTTGGACTGGGATAACCATCGAAGAAGGCGATCTCATCAAATTCACTTCGTCGCAGCTAATCGATACGGAACCGAGAACCGGCGGTTGGCACGAATCTTTCTTGGCTCGAGTCAGCTACATTGATTCGGAAAACAAAATCCATCTTTCCGATCCGATTCCTGTTCATATTTATCCGCGTTTTTATGCAAATGTTTCTGTTGATTCGGTCATTTCAAGCACTCAAATCAAGCTGAACGTTTCTGCTTTTGAAGATACCTCTCGCGACTTCATGCGAGCTCAGCTTTTAAAAAACGGAAAAAGTTATTGGATTCTTGAGTGGGATCAGGTTAATCGAATTGCAACACTTGCGTCAGAAACAACAGATTTGACTGAGGGTGACACACTCACTTTTTCTCACTTTACTGCCGCTCGAGTATTTCGACCTATTAAAGTCAGCGTTCATGGGCTAAAGCTATATCGTGACTTGGTAACAAATGCAACAGCCGGGGATCATTCCTTTATTGGGATGAGTATCGCTTATGCTAATGAAAGTTCGGTTATTAAGTGCGAAGTGAGCAACTTCCCAAATCAAGGGTTGAATCTTCAGTACTGCTATCGGCCGGTGGTGCGAGGCGGACGGTTCTCAAACGCGAATCGAATCTATAACGGCAACGACGGAACGGGCAATGGGATTCTTGTGTTCGGTTGTTCCTATGCGGTCATCGATCTGAACTTCCTGAAGGGCTGCCGTTCAGGCTGCACCACGTCCGGGCAGGATTGCCGAAGCGTTGGCTGTGTCTTCACCAACAATGTCGTGATGGGGATGGACAAGCCGAACTATGTCGGCGAAGTAATTACGCCGACGGCAGACATTGACAACAACGCCAGCGGCATGTGCTACGGCATGGGCGGCCACGGAGATGCGCTGCGATGCATCTACAAGGGAAACGTCATCTTCGACGCAGCGTACGGATTCAAGGTCCGCGATGAAGACAGCGTTTATGAGGGCAATACGGTTTATGGTGTCTCTCGTGTTGGGTTTGCTATTTACAACATGAAGGGAGGCGTTTTTTCCAAGAATACGTACTGGCCGACGATATTTGGAAAGAACACGGGTTCTTTTGCCTCCATTTCTGCCGCTGAAAAAGATAGCGGGTATAACCCGTTAGGTCGCATCGTCTTTGACGGGAATATTGGTTACAACGTTAACGCTCAATTCATTAAGGCGGATACGGGCGGTCTGCAAAATTGCGTCTATTCCAACCTTCGCATTCGTAACAACTACTGCAAATTCCGAACTGGCAGCGATTGGCCTTTAACTGGATTTGGCTATACGGAAACGACTTCTGAACGAGTTATATTGAAAAATTGCTTGTTCGAAAATAATACAGCCGAATATGAACCGGACCTGGTTTCTAATGATCGTTTAGGCTTTGCATCTTACAACAAAACTTGGACGATACCGCTGAATTCTTACATTCAGGTGGACCGAGATTTGTATTTAGTAAGACTGGGGGCAAATGAAACGGTTGAGATTGATCTCCCGTCCCGGTTATCGCCAACGATTGGGCTGAGTTTGCTCGGTGTTTCTCGATATGAATCCTGCGCAGGGATTGTTCTAACACCAGGTGGAAATTCGGATCAATTAACAGGAAGCCTGACAAACCTAACGGCTGAATCGGCTCCTGATAGCAGCATTCGATACGTAACGATTGCGTCTGCTGATGCCGAAAAGATAACAACAGATTTTGCCGGCTATAACAGAATCTTTGTCTTCAGCTATCACGGCGGATCGCTTTGCTTTGTCAATCGTTACAACGACGATTTCACCCTTCTTGCAAGTATTAAGAGGCTTTTTTAAAGATGGCAATCAATCATCTTCAGGGCTACGCCTTCGCCAAAAAGACGGGCGACACGATCCACGTTTTCGAGGGGCCTCATACTCTGGCGGACTTTTTCTCGGTCATTGCCGAAGGCTCCGATGTACCACGGATGCTCAAAGACCGTTTTGCGGATGTGGTCAACGTTCGCGATTTCGGTGCGGTTGGTGACGGGGTGACGGATGACACCGAGGCGATTCAGGCGGCGTTTGACAAAGCGGGATCAACTCGCTCGGTCTTTTTCCCGAGCGGCAAGTACAACGTGAGTTCCGTAACTGCCAACTGTTCCGTTTACGGGGAAGGAATGAATTCTTCGTTTCTCCAGGGCAAGCAGAACAGCGGAGCGACATTAGTCTGGTCCGGAGGCTCCCGTAAAGAGTTATACGGCCTGCACATTCAGTCTGCTGACGGTCAAAACTGCGTGGATTGTGTCGGCAGTGGACGAATTTCCATGCACGACTTCCGAATTACCTTAAACGGAAGCGGCACAGGAATTTATGCGAATCCGTCCAGCACCGTCTCGCGTTACCTCGTTGCAGAAAATTTTTATATCGCTGGCGTAGCGGGACACACAACACGGGGAATCCATTTAGCGAATGCCTGGGACAACCGATTGATCCATGGCGAGATTATGGCTGTGCAACAAGGTATCCGCCTGTCTTCACCATCAAACATGCTTTTCTTGAGTGACATCCACGTTTGGTGTGGGGACTCTTCGAAGAGTCATAAGGATTGGTGGAATGCGACTCGCTGCTTGTCAATGCCTACCGACTCGACCGTAATTGGCGCCAACGTCTATTTCGACTCTGCGAATGTTCCAATTGTAGCCGGAGACGGAACAGTTATTCGCTTGTACATCAAAAACTATACATACTGGGACGACGGTGCATACGCTGAAGGCGTTAACCTTTCTTCATTTATTCACCATCCAAATCCAAATCCCGCGAGCATATATTCGTTTGACGGAGGGCAAATGCTTGCTACAAAGCAATTGCGATATATTTATGGTAATAGTCAAGCGTTAAAACTAAAAAATATCAATGTTATTTTGACGAATACACAACCTGTTGAATTTGATTCGTCAAACACTATGCTTCCGAAATCTATTTATTACGATAATAGAAAACTGAGACTGAAATTAGAAGGGAGCGGATATACGCCTATTGCTTATGTGTATAGCCAATATTCTGGTTTTTGTAAGCTTCAGGTTACGGACAACCTAATGGGCGTGGCCGGTGAGTTAACAATCAGGTCTCTTGGTCGGGTCTCTTATGAGTCAACTGGATCAACGGCCGATAACAGTCATTTATTTTATTCATTTGACTCTAACAAGAACATTGTCACTGTTTACTTGAACCATACTGGAAATTGTAGTGTTGATATTTCAATAAGTCACGATTGTGTCAATTCCTATATGTTTAGGCACGATCAAATTTGTGTAGGAAATGCAGGAATTCTATACGCGCCCGAAACACTTACTTCTTCAGAGAATTTAACTAAGCTAGAAATCAACAAATATGTTACCGAAGCACAACTAACAGCTTTGGCAAATCGAGTAACGGCATTAGAGGCGCAGTAACTATGGCAACAATCAATCATTTGCAAAGTTACGCTTTGCATTCACTTTAGGAGACGAATAATGAACATCACGAATCTTTTTCACGCAGTGTTGGCCGTTGCCTGTCAGCTGGCAGTGGCCACAGTCCTATGGATCATCGGCATCGACTTTACGACTGCCTGCGCAATGGGCGGACTTCTGGCCGTTGGCTTCTACTGGGGCCGAGAGGTGACGCAGGTCGAAACGAAAGCAGGCGGCACGCCTTGGTGGATAGGCTTTGACTTCCGCCAGTGGAGCCAAGACTCGATCTACGACCTGGCGATGCCGGTTGGAGCGTGTTTGTTTACTCTTCTTTTGGTTTGGTTGTTGCTGTGATAAGTCAGTAGACTGCATGTCGGAGGCACAACATGGATATAAAAGAATTCACGAGAAAAAACGCCGATGCTTTGAAGAAAACGATCGGTGAAAAACTTACCTGCCCGATGTGCGGTCACAAAGATTTTACGGTTCTTGGTGGTTACGTCCGAGAGGATTTGCAGACGCAAATGAACAGCTTTGTTTTCGGAAGCCCTGTGGCACTAAGCATGGCAGTAGTTGTTTGTCAGCATTGTGGTTTCGTGAGCCACCACGATGTTGACGTTCTACAGAAACCCGAAAAGGCCGAGGACGAAAATGCCACCAAGTAAGCAATTTGTTGATGTGCCGACTCGACAGACCCGACTTTATAAGAGCGTGAGTGAGGACAGAATGGAACTTCTTCTTGACAGATTACGTGCGAGTCTTCAGCAAAAAATCGATTGGGTGGGGAGCTGTAGCGCTGTTTTTACTGGATTGGCGAGCTTTTTGGCGTTGGCCGAATCGTGGAAGGGAACGGGCTCTCAAATTATTTATCTTGTGCTAACAGTTGTTTTTGTGACAATTGTTTGTTGGCGAACAGGT